CTTGGGGAGAAACAACAGAGATATCTGTTTCGATTGCCCGTGAAATGGAAAAGAAACTCACGAATATCTTTACAAAAACATACGGGTATAAACCAGTTTTGTGTGTACAGGAAGGGAAGTAGTCATAGATAATCTAGACAAATTCTATACTCATCCTGACATTGCAAAGATGTTTGTGGACAAGATCAATGAGATATGTCCTCTTGCTGACTATGATATGGTACTGGAGCCAAGTGCTGGCTCTGGTAACATATTACGTTATCTACCAGACAGTGCGATTGGATTAGACCTTGCACCAGAAGCGGATGGTATAATGCAACAAGATTTTTTTGAATACGAGTCGCCATATAATCCCCTAACCAATCCCATAAAGATTGCGGTTGTTGGTAATCCACCATTCGGGACAGGTTATATGAATCCTCTTGCAAAAGGATTTTTTAACCATGCTGCCACATTTGCAAATACAATTGCTTTTATAGTACCTTCCAAGTACCATTCGTCATGGAAGGTACACAAACAGCTAGACCCTGACTTTGGATTATATTTTAGTGAAATACTTCCTAAAAACAGTTTTGTTAAAGAAGGTAAACCACATGATGTTAATTGTTGTATGCAGATATGGTCAAAAACTAGTATGGGAAAAAACCTAAGAATAACAAAAATACCCCCTACAAAACATGAAGATTTTGATTTGTTTCTGACGTGCGATAATGTGGCTAGAAGACCTATTGTAAGAGAACAATTGAAAAACAAAGAATATTGGCAATTTGGATTAAAGTATTGGGGTAAAATTGGTATATGTGAAATTGATGATATACCAGTAGAGACAACAACACACTACCTATTTAACGCACATAAACCATATGTACGAGAGATATTAGAGAAGATAGATTGGAATGAGTATGTCACAAATATGGGTGCGCCAAATGTGGGTGGTAAGTCTATTATCATCAAAGCATACACAGATATGAAAAAAAAGATGAAAAAAGTTGATGTGGATGGAAAAGTTTTAAACTCTCAATGATTGACAAACTACTAGAGAATGAAATCAGTAAAGTATCTGATTCTGACAAATGTGCAGTGTTACTGAGTGGGGGTGTAGACTCCATCTCAGTAGCATTTGCTGCACAAAGACTTGGTAAAACAATACACGCATATAGTTTCTGTTTAGATACACATGAGTCATATGACTACATGAAGGCTAAAGAGATTGCTGAAATATGTAAGTGGGAATTTACAGGTATTAAAGTTCCAACTAATAATCTAGTTGAAGATTTTCATAGATTAGTAAAATTAGATTGCAGAAAGAAAACACACTTTGAGTGTGTATATCCATTTCTATATGTATATCCAGAGATTAAAGAAACAGAAGTTTTATCTGGCTGGGCAGCTGATGGGTATTACGGTATCAGTAAAAAAGCAATGATGCATTTCAAACACACACAAGAATTGTTTGACAAGTTTAGAGATAACTACTTTAGGCCTGATATGTGTGCTGGTTACAACTGGCATAAGAATGTTGCAGATATGCATAGCAAAAAGTTCATCACACCATACTTAACTGATAGTGTCAAGAACTTTTTCTATAGTAAGAGTTGGGATGAACTGAATAAACCTTCTCAAAAGCATCATGTGAGAAATGCATTCGATGAATTTAAATTGATAGGAAATGTAAAAAAGCACTTGAACTTACAGATAGATTGTGGTATAATAGAGTTATTCGAATCATTGATAGATGACCCGCAAGTAAACTTTAAGAATAGAAAAAGAATAATGGATATATGTAGAGATTGGCACGTGCTAAATAGTACGAATACTTTAGAGGAGTTTTTCGTATGAAATATAAGAAGTACAATTTACAAGATGTGTATGATGCTGAGGCACAGAACAAGTTTAACGTAATATCCACCTTTGCAGGTGGTGGTGGTTCTTCTACTGGTTATCGTTTGGCAGGTGGTAAAATCCTCTGTGTTAATGAGTTTGTACAAGAAGCAAGAAACACATATGCAGAGAACTATCCAAATACACCTATTCTACCTGATGATATAAAAGAACTTACAGGACAGGATTTACTTACAGCTGCTAACATTGGAGTTGGTGAAGTTGATATTCTAGATGGTTCTCCACCATGTTCTGCATTCTCTATGTCTGGAGCTGTTGTTCAAGGTGGTGGTCATACTAAAGGTTTTGGTAAAACTAAAAAGTATTCTGATGGTAAGAAAGTAGAAAACATTGAGGATTTGTTTTTTGAGTTTCTTAGAGTTGCTGAAGAGATTAAACCAAAAGTAATTGTTGCTGAGAATGTGGCAGGTCTTATGATGGGTGAAGCAAAACAGTACTACTACAAAATTACAAATACATTTGAGAAGATTGGTTATGATGTATCTTCTATGGTTTTGGACTCATCACATTATGGTGTACCACAAACAAGAAAGAGAGTTATTTTTATTGCTGTTCGTGAAGATGTGACTGAAGCTATTGGTCTTACCTTTATGAATATTGCTGGTATATTTCCAGACAAATTTACTGATGCAATTACTTGTGGTGATGCATTTAGTGACCTAGAATACGATGAAGAAGAAATAAAGATGTTAACTGAAAAGTTTGCAAAGGGTTCTCATTTTGAGACAGCATCTAAGATGCCACTTGATCCTGAGAAAGTATTAACTGGCTGTGATTATCATCCAAAGGGTCATCACTTCAATATGAAAAGAATTTCAAGACACAAACCATCTCCTACTATCACAGCTTCTGGCGGTTGCATTCATTGGAGTGAGATGAGAAAACTAGCATTGTGTGAGTCCAGACGAGCAATGTCCTTACCAGATGATTTTAAATTAACAGGTAAGTGGGAACAAAAGTCTGAAAGGATGGGACGTATGGTTCCACCTTTGATGATGAAGGCTGTAGCAGATGCAGTATATAATAATGTAATTAAACCTTATAAGGAGTTAAATAATGGCTGATTTTACTTTTGCCCATCGTGAAGAGGGTTTTGACGAACACATTGAACAATCAATTCGTGGGTATTCTAATCTACTAGAAGATGTAATTAGTTTGTCACGATACTTTGTAGAAGACGATACAAATATAGTTGACATTGGATGTTCAACAGGTAAACTAACAAAGGCTATGATTGAATATAATCAAGATCACTGTGTCAATGGTAATTGGATTGGTGTTGAAATTGCTGATGGTTTTATTAATGACCTAGAAGATAGACAAAAAGAAATAACTAATGGCTCAAGTAATTTTGCCGAGGTAGATTTTATCATGGAAGATGTTCGTGATTTTGATTTTAATAATTGTTCCTTAGTTACATCTATTTTTACTTTACAATTTATGCCAAAGAAAGATAGAAGAGAAGTTATTAGTAATATCTATGATGGATTAAATGAGGGTGGCGCCTTTATATTCTCTGAGAAGACTGTGTGTGAAAGTGCACTAGTACAAGATATGATTACATTTAACTACTATGATTATAAGAGAAAGTCTTTTACTACAGATGATATTATGGATAAAGAAAGAACATTAAGAAATATGATGAAACCTAATACTTGGGAAGAAATCATAGATATGCTTTCATATGCAGGGTTCAAAGACATTCAACCATTTTGGCGCAACCACGCTTTCGTTGGTGCGTTAGCAATCAAATAGGAAAAGAAATGAAAACATTATTAAAAAGTGAAACTAAAGATTGGTTTGAGGAAGTAACCGCAGATGGCGTTCGCCGTATTCGTATTGAAACTTCTACAAAAACTCATTTTTCAGAAGACACAGAACAAAAACACAACCCAACAAAATGTTTAAACGTGGAGTATATATAAATGGACTTATTGAAAGACTATCAAAGTTTTGTAGATGAAGTGACAAGTGACCAATCTAAGAATTTACCTGATATGATTGAAGCTTTAGAAATATTAGAAGAACAGGGAGTTAATCCAGCAAGGTTACTTACTGCTGCAACTGGTCTTGCAGGCGAATGTGGTGAATTTAACGAGATAGTTAAGAAGTGTTTGTTCCAAGGAAA